TTAAGCGCTGCGCTGCCGAGCAGCCCAGACATGCCTGGCCCAGCCAGGCTTGTAGCCGCGCTCCTCCTCGCGCTGCAGTAGCTCCTCAAAGGTGCGGCAGCCTGCGGCCGGGTGCGTACGCCGCGGCCGTTGCTGTTGCTGCCTGGGCTTGGGCCGGTGCCGGGCTGCGCCCGTGACTTCCACCAGTTCACCCTCAACCTGCTGCAGTCCCCGCCGCTGCTCATCGCGCTCGTCAGCCAGGAACAGATGGCCGCAGTTGGGGCACACCTGGGCAGCGCTGGGGCAGCTGCAGAAGCAGAGCGGGCAGTCCTTGATCGGGATCGAGACACCCTCCCGCCGGCGGCGGCCGGCCAGGTTCCACTCGCGCTCATCGGTGGGCAGGCCATGGCGATGGGCATTGCCGACGTGATCGAGGATCACCGCCTCCTGCTTCCCAGGTGCGGGACGCAGGGCCCTGCCCACCATCTGCAGATACAGGCTCAAGGAGGCGGTGGGGCGCATCAGGATCGCGCCTCCGACTGAGGGGATGTCGGTGCCCTCGGAAATGATCATGCAGCTGCTGAGCACCTCCACCTCGCCGGTGCCCAGCCCTGCGATCAGGCGCTTTCGTTCCTCCGCTGGGGTGCCGCCGCTCACGGAGGCGGCCCGAATTCCCGCACTGCGGAAGGCCGCGGCCATCTGCTCGGCGTGCTCGATCGTGCAGCAAAAGCAGATCGCTGTGCCCGGGTGGAGTCGGCGCCGGTAGTGCGACACCGCATCGCCGATGGCGGCCCGATCCCCAAAGGCGCGTGCCGCCTGCTCCAGGTCGAACTCACCCATGCGGCGCCGCAGTTTGCTGTTGCGGGCCCCTGGCCAGGAGAACACCTTGGGCCGCGCCAGCCAGCCCTGCTCCACGAGCCAGGCTGCTGAAGGCCCCAGTACCAGGGCCTCGAAATAGCCGCCGGCCTCCACACCCAGCCCCTTGCCATCGAGCCGCTCGGGGGTGGCGGTCTTGCCGATCAGGTGGGCCTGGGGCCAGGCGTTGATGACGCGGCCCCAGACATTGCCGGCCACCAGGTGGTGGGCCTCGTCCTGAATGATCAGATCCGGTGCCGCTAGGACTTCGATTCGCCGGACCACGGTCTGGACCGAGCCCACCGCCACCTGCCGGCCCTGCAGCCGGTGGCCGGGGGCGATCACGTCGGGCTCCAGCCCCCAGGCCCGCACCGTGCCGGTGAGCTGGTCGATCAGCTCGGCCCGGTGGGCGAGCACCAGCACCCGCCGCCCCTTGCCGGCTGCCCCCTGCACGATCGCGCCGATCGTCTGTCCCTTGCCCGCACCGGTGGGCATGACGGCGCAGACCCGCCGGTGGACCTTGAGGGCGGCGCGGAGGTCGGCCAGCAACTGCTGCTGGTAGTCGCGCAGGACGATCGGGGCCATGGGCAAGGCGGCGACTTTGCACTGAGCCGGAGGTCTCAGCAATGTTCAACTTATCAAGCTATGCCGGGTGTGCTTAGGCTGTGCTCAGAACGTCAGACATCTATGGCCTCCTTCGCGCCACCGCTGAGCGTCTCCATCACCGAGGCGCAGCTGGCTTGGCTTGACCAGCGCCGCTTGCACGGAACCCTCAGTCGCTCGGCGGTGCTCCGTCAGGTGATCGACGCGGCGATCGCGGCAGAACAGGCCGGTCAGGCCCTGCCGGGGCCTGCGCTTGTGGCAACCGCTGAGCGTCGTTGATCCGCAGCGACAGCCATGACAACCGACGTGATGACTGCGGCCAACGGCCGCTGGCGCGAAATCCTTGAGGCGCTGGCAGGACTGTCTGCGGAGCAGCTCAATAATCGCCACCAGCCCTGCCCCGCCTGCGGGGGGCGGGATCGGTACCGCTTTGACGACCGCGACGGCAACGGCTCCTGGTTCTGCAACCAGTGCGGCGGTAAGGACCACCTGGGGGGTGGTGGGACCGGGATGGACCTGCTGATGCGGGTGCGCCGCTGGAGCTTTCGCCAGGCCTGCGAGGAGGTGGAGCGCTATCTCGGTCTGGAGGCGCAGGGGAACGGCCGGCATCGACCCCAGCCGGTGTCCAGTGGCAACGGCGCCGGAGGCAAGGCCCCCGCGGTCTCAGGACTCCCCGGCCACGCCAGTCGGCCCTGGCGTCAACCTGAGGTGCCACCTGCTGATGCCGCGCCGCCAGAGCTGGAGCGGGGTGCGATCGCCCAGTGGTGCTACCGCGATGCGGCGGGGAACCCGCTGTTCTGGATTCAGCGGCTCTGCCCTGGCCGCAGCGGCCGCAAGGGCTTTCTGCATCGGGTCTGGCTCGATGGCAGGTGGCACCGTCCCAGCCGCCGCGATCCCTTCTCCTGCGAGTGGCCGGCGCCACGGCCCCTGTACGGCCTGCCGGGGTTGGCCCAACGGCCAAACGCCCCGGTGTTGGTGGTGGAGGGGGAGGGCACGGCGGATGCGGCCGCGCTGCTGTTTCCCGATCACGTGGTGATCAGCTGGGCCAACGGCACGAATGCGATCGCTAAGGCCGACTGGCAGCCACTTGCGGGGCAGGCGGTGACGCTCTGGCCTGACGCCGATGCACCGGGCCGCAAGGCCATGGCGCGGCTGGCCGCACTGTTGCGCGAACAGGGCTGCTCTGTGCAGCTGGTAGACCCTCCAGCCGATCTGCCGCAGGGCTGGGATCTGGCCGATGCCGACTGGAGCCCAGCGGAAGCGGCCGAGCACCTGCAGCAGTGGGTGCAGCCCCTACCTGCAGCGGAAGCAGCCGCGGTGGAGGCATCAAACGCTGACGAGCAGGAGTCCGCTTCCGGTGAGCCCCCTGCTGGTGGCGGGGCGCCGTTCCAGTGCCTCGGCTACGACGGCGAGGCCAGCTACTACCGCTCCGGCCGCACCGGGCAGGTGCTGCGCCTGGCCCGCTCTGCCCACACCGCCACCCACCTGGTGGCCCTGGCGCCACTGGCCCACTGGGAGACCCTCTACCCCAGCCGCACCGGCGTGAACTGGTCGGCGGTGGCCAGTGACCTCTACGAGCGCTCGATCGCTGCCGGCCTGTTCACCCCCGATCGCATCCGCGGCCGCGGGGCCTGGTGGGATGACGGCCGGCCGCTGCTGCACCTGGGCGATCGGCTCGTCACCCCCGAGGGGGAGCACCTGATCACCACGCCCTTCCGATCCCGCTACGTCTACCAGCGCATGCCGCGCCTCGATGGACCCGGCGATGTGGAGCCGCTCTCGGTGCGGGAGGCGTCGGTGATCGTGAGCATCGCCAATCGCTTCCACTGGGATGTGCCCGCCTCCGGCACCCTGCTGGTGGGCTGGGTGGTGCTCGGCCCGATCTGCGGCTCGCTGCGCTGGCGGCCCCATGTGTGGCTCACCGGCGGTGCGGGCTCCGGCAAGAGCGCGATCCTCGAGCGCTACATCACCCCCCTGCTGGGTGACTTCGCCCTGCTGGTGAGCGGCTCGACGACAGAAGCCGCGGTGCGCCAGTCGATCTGCTCCGACGCCGTGCCGGTGGTGTTTGACGAGGCCGAGAGCAATGAGCGGCCGGATCAGCAGCGGATGCAGGGGATCCTCTCGCTGGCGCGGGTGGCCAGCAGCGAGAGCGGGGCAGCCCTCCTCAAGGGCTCTCCGAGCGGTGAGGTGAGCCGCTATCGGGTGCGCTCGATGTTCCTGCTCAGCTCGATCGCCACGGCCCTCAAGCAGGGGGCCGACCGCAGCCGTTTTGCCCAGCTCACCCTGCGCAACCCCGCCGAGCTGCCGAAGGGCGAGCGGGAGCTGCACTGGGCCTCGCTCGATCGAGACCTGGATCGCCACATCTCGTTTGAGCTGGGCCGGCGGCTGATCGCCCGCACCGTGGGCCTGATCCCAATGATCCGCCAGGCCGAGGGGGTGTTCACCCGGGCGGCGGCGCGGCACTTCGACTCCCAGCGATTGGGGGACCAGTACGGCACCTTGATGGCCGGGGCCTGGTCGCTGCTCAGCGATGTCGTCCCCACCCAGGAGGAGGCCGAGCAGTGCATCGCCTGCCACGACTGGGAGAGCTACAGCCAGAGCACCGAGCTCAGCGACGAGCAGCGCTGCATCCAGACGATCCTCCAGCACCAGTTGCGGGTGGAGTGCCCTGATCGCACCGTCACCCGCACGATCGGCGAACTGGTGGAGCTGGCTGCCCACCAGGCCCATGACCTGGAGATCAGCGCCGAGCTGGCTGCCCAAGCCCTGGCCCGCCAGGGATTGCGGCTGGAGCCGCCCCATCTGCTGGTGAGCAACACGGCCGAACCGATCGCCCACATCCTGCGGGAGACCGCCTGGGCCCATGGCTGGGCGGTAGTGCTGTTGCGCCTTGCTGGTGCTCAACGCCGGGGCCCGGTGCGCTTCTGCGGTGCCGGCATGGTCACGCGGGCGGTGGCGATTCCACTGGCGGTTCTCTGAGGTTCAGCGTCACAGCCATGACACCCCGAAACGCCCCTCCGTTATGCGCAGATCGACTGCGGCGCAGCCGATCACGGCGGCTGTAACGCTGTAACGCTTTTCGCCGGGGGGAGACACCCTCACACACACATAGACACCCATGCACACCTGCGTAAGGACACATTGCTGCTTGCTAATGCTTCTATTTAGAGAAAGAGGGTTACAACGTCACAGGGTCGGCTCAACCCCTGCTCTGGAGCGGGATTTCGGCTGTGACGACTGCTGTCACAGCCCGTTGCAGGTGAAACAGCCATGCTGACGGCGACCTGGCTGGATCCCATCCCCGGCCTCTGGCGGGATGAGGCAGCGCATCGGTACTGGCTGGGCGATCACCTGTTCCCGGTCTCGATCACTGGCGTGCTGGCCCATGGCCTGAGCGAGACCGCCAAGCGCTCGATCGAGGCCAAGCGGCCGATCTGGGAGCCCCGCGGCACCACGGTGCATGCGGCCCTGGAGCACTACAGCCAGGCTCGCTTCCTGGTGGGCAAGAGCGCGGCCGACGCCCTGCTGGAAGCCGAGACCCTGCCGGGTCATCACCCGTACCGGGACTGGATCCTGCCGCTGCTGCAGCTGCCGCTCTGGGATGAGGTGCAGGTGATCGCCAGCGAGCGGCTCAGCTGCTGCCTCACCCGGAATGTCGCCGGGGCCTTCGATGGCGCCTACATCTCCCCGGCCCTGAGCGAGCGGCGGGGACGGGAGGTGCGGGTGCTCTACGACCTCAAGACCCTCTCGGCTCACGGCCGGCCCTATTCCACTGCCGCCCAGCTGGGCGGCTACATGGTTCTGGAGGCGGCCCAGGGGCATCACTACGAGCTGGGTCAGACGATCTGGAGCAAGCCCGGAGAAGCGGCCGTCAGCAGCTTCTACAGCCGTGAGCAGTGCCTGGCGGCCTGGGCCGGAGCCTGGAGCCGTTATTGCCTGGCCCATCGACCCTTCTGAGCAGAGCAAGGAGCCGATTAGGAATTAACAGCCGCTGCGATTGCGGCTCTCAGGACAGAGCCCATACAGTGAGCTGAGCGCTGGGCTATGCCCTGCCGGCTTGCTCGCTGCTCTGCTCCTGGTGATGGCTGCCGCTTCTGCTCCTGTTGCACCGACTGCCCCAGCGGTCGATGGCGTCGATGGCCTGCTGGATGCGGTGACCGCGATCAAGGCCCAGCAGAAGCAGCTGGAGCAGCGGCTCGAACCGCTGCTGGAGGCTCTCAGCGCCGCGATGGCCGTCGGCCAGCTGGACCCCTCCTTCTCCCACAACGACTGGGCTTTCTGCCACAGCCCCGGCCGGCTGAGCTACGAATTCCCGCCGGCGGTGCAGCAGATCGAGCAGCAGCTCAAGGCCGCCAAGGAGAACGCCATCCAGCAGGGCAGCGCCACGGAGAAGCGCGGCAAGCCCTTCTGGACCATCCGCCCCCCGAAGACCCAGGACCAGCCGTTCTGAGCCGATGCCGCAGCGTGCCCACGACCTGCCTCCTGCTGATCCAGTGGAGGAGCTGCGCTCGGCCGCCAGCGCAGAGGACGACAACGGCCAGCCGCTGTATGAGCCAACCGATCCGGCCCGACCGATCGGGCATGCCAACCCGCCGCGTCGCACCAGGGGGATGGCGAGCCAGCCAACCCCTCGGCCCTCCCGGCTGGAAGTGGAGCGCCGCGTCGCTGAGGGGCAGCTGTGGATCGCCCAGCGCATTCCGCTGGCGTTGATCTACGAAAAAGCTCGTGAAAGCTGGGGGGTGACCAACAGCCAGACGATCAACCGCTACCTCAACCTCGCCCGCGAGCGGATGGTGGAGGAACTGATCACCGACCGTCGCCGGCACCAGGCCGAACAGATCTTTGCCCTCAATGAGTGCGCCCGTCGGGCCATGGATGCCGAGCAGTTCTCGGCGGCGGTGGGTGCCTTCCGGGTGATCGCCGAAATCGGCGGGCTGCTGCGGGCGCCGATCAAGCCGCCGGAGGCACGGCCGTGACCGGCCTGCTGCTGCCCGAGACGGATCCCTGGGGGGATGCCGGCCTGCTGCACCTGTCGGTGACCACAGTTGCTGAACCTGCAGAGCCCCAGAGCCTGCGCAGCTTCATCGCCGAGGCCTACCCCCGCTACGGCTTCCACCGCTGGGCCGAAGTGCTGATCGACCTGCTGCAGGCCGTGGCCGATGGCCAGCTGAGCCGCTTGATCGTCACCTGTCCGCCCCGGCTCGGGAAAAGCCTGCTGGTGTCCAAGCTGTTCCCGGCCTACTTCCTGCAGCGCTACCCGCACCTCTTTGCGGCGATCGCGTCGTACTCGGCTGAGCTGGCTTACGCCCACTCCCGCGAGGCGCGCCACTTCTACCGGGTGACCGGACACCTGCTGGCCCGCGATTCGGCTGCGGTGGGCAACTGGCTCACCCGCCAGCGGGGCGGCTGCATCGCTGCCGGTGTGGATGGCCCGTTCACCGGCAAGGGCTACAGCCTGGGGATCATCGATGACCCCTACAAGGGCCCCGCTGATGCGGCATCCCCGGCGATGCGGCAGAAGCTGATCGACTGGCTGCGCTCGGTGTGGCTCACCCGAGCCGAGCCGGCCTCCGTGCTGGGCCCAGACGGCAGCGAGCAGCCGAACCTCTCGGCCCAGGTGGTGGTGCTCACCCGCTGGGACCACCAGGACGTGATCGGCTGGCTGCATGAGCAGGAGCTGGGCGAGGCGCCGCAGCAGTGGACCGTGCTTGATCTGCCGGCCATCGCCGAGGACCCCGCCGATCGCCCAAAGCTGCCGCCCACCTGCACCCTGATCCCCGACTGGCGGCAAGCGGGTGAAGCCCTCTGCCCGGAGCGCTTCCCCCTGCCGGAACTGCTCAAGATCAGAGCCCGCCTCGGCGCCTACTGGTGGGCGGCGCTCTATCAGCAGCGGCCCAGCCCGGCATCGGGGTCGATCTTCCTGCGGCAGTGGATCCGGCCGCCCTTCCCCCGTGAGGACGGCAGCCCGCGCCAGTACGCCCTGCTGGCCCTCTCGTGCGATTTGAGCTTCAAGGGGGAGGCGGAGAGCGACTACTGCGGCTTCTGCTTGGCGGGTCTGCTGGCACCACCAGCGCGGACTGACATTCCTCGATCGGGTGCATCTCAGGGCCCATCAGGGCCAAAGGAGCTGGAGATCGAGGTGCTCTGGGCCGCCCGGCACCGCTTTGGCCTGCCCGAGGTGATCCGCTTCCTGCTGGGGTGCCTGGAGGCGCTGGAGCAGCAGGGCCTCAGGCCCCATGCCGTGCTGATCGAGGACGCTGCCAATGGCCCGGCGGTGCTGCAGACGTTGCGGCGCCGCGTGCCGGGGATGCTGCCGATCACCGCCCGCGGCAGCAAGGAAACCCGCGCCCATGCCGTGGCTCCCCTGGTGGAGGCGGGGCAGATCCGCTTTCACCACCGTGCCCAGCCGCTGGTGGAGGAAGCCATCTGCTTCCCCAAGGGCAGCAAGGACCTGGTGGATGCCTTCTGCCACGGCGCCCTTTGGCTGGAGGGCCGCTACTGGAAAGCCCAGGGCATTCAGCCGGTGGTGACGCCGCTGCTGGTGAGCCGTTGAGCGTGCCGATGGTGTCCGTCCCGCGGGAACATCCAGCGCCGACGCTGCTTGAGAGCTCACGCCCTGCAGTGCTGACTCCGGCTGCTGTCCAGCTGGTGCTGCCGCTCACGGTGGTGTTGGTGGGCGATGCCGCTGACGTGGTTCGCATGCTGCGGCAACGCCGCTACCGGCGGCCGGCCTGCCATGCCTGGGTGGAGCAGCTGGAGATCAACCTGCAGGCACCAGTGCGTCACCACCCCAGAGCTCAGGGGCAGGGGCCTCCGCGCTGCAGGCCGCGACGGCAACGACCGGTGCGGCCCCATGCCGCTGCCGATGCCCTAGCGCTTGAGCACATGGACCTGGCGGAGAAGATTGCCGGTAACTTCGCTCGTCGAACCGTTCACCCCAAGGAGGACTTGCTTCAGTTGGCGATGATCGGGTTGATCAAAGCGGCGCGGCGCTACGACCCGTCACGGGGTCCATTTCGACCCTATGGGCGCACGTATGCCAATGGGGAGATCACCCACTTCCTGCGGGATAATGGTTTTCTCGTCAAGGTGCCGCCGACGTGGCGGGAGATTCATGCGCGGGGGCAGCGTTTGCTGACCTCGGGGATAGGCGTACCGGAGATGCTAGAGCGGCTGGAGATCAGTCCCGAGCAGTGGATTCAGGTTGTTGACGCATGCTCTGTTCGGGTTGTTGGTTTTCCTATTGACTGAACGCCCCGGACCAGAGGCCGGCGGGAATCTGGGGATAGCGCCTGGTTCCCGCCCTCGCCTTCTGTATCGGGATGTTGAACAGAGCCCTAAGTATCCAGATTTCAATCACAGGCTTACTACGATAGTCATTGCAAGATTGATGGTCAGATTGAATGAGGCGAATGCTCAATCTGAATTATCTGACGAAGTCCGCAATTGCTCTCGTCAGCCATCCGATTATACGCTTTGATACCCTCGAAGATGTACTTGCGGATCTCGTGTCTTGGATCAGCCGCTAAGGTCAGGGGCCCAACAGAATGCACGCAACCATTATGATCTACATGCCACTCAACGCACAGTGGATAGCTAAACATCGTTTGGACGCTCGCCAACCCTGGGCCAGGAGAACCGCAGCCTGGCCTTATCCAACCGAAAAAATCTGATGGATAGTTCGTGGAAAGAACTAGAAGAACAAGGCTGTCCCCATATGCTGACAAAATATCCGCTGAGCTCGGTAGAGGGATGCGACTTTGAATGACCGTTTCATCAACATGGGCGCCTAGCTTGTTGCGAAATTCCCGAACTGGGCCGCGCATGTGCCTCTTCCGAAGGCGTCGACTAAGATCCCTGTAGGTAGCAATATCGCCGGGAAGCCAGCGTTCTCTCTCTCGTCGTGCTTCCTGCGAATTGAGCAAAGAAAGTAGGTCGCCGACGATGTCCATAAGTGTGCAGATCGGAATTGTCATCGCCTTTATTGCTCGACGCCTATCTTGAGCATTCATGAACTTGTCTAAATGAAAGACAATGTCTCGGCACGGCTCAGTTCCAAAGAGAAGTAAGCGGGATAGCTCATTGAGTGGTTGCCAACCAGTTGGATTCGGCTTTTCTTCGATAATGTCAATGATCCTGGGCTCAAGAAGACCGCCACCTGGAGTGCTGAAGATTGGTTGCCCAGGCAGTTGCTTTACTGCAAGAGCCATCGCCGCTTCATCGAGTACTAGACGTGCCATAGTCCCGTCACAGAATGACGCAAGAGGGCGATAGCGCTTTGGTTGTTACCCAACTCTCAAGATTAGCAGTGGAGCAATACTTTAAGCTATAATACATGCATCATCGCTTCCGTCCGATGGATTTTGTTGCTAGATTTTTTACTTCAGGATGCATCAGCTCAAAAAGGCTCGTGTTTAACGTTTGTGTAAAGGTATCAGCAAAATACTCAAACGTGGCAAGCTCGTGAAGAGTGATTTCAAGTCGATCACCGGTTCTATAGTTAAAAAATAACGACTGAGGCGAGTCGCAAAAGTTGCCCAACTCTTCAGGAACATCTGTTTCGCCGTGGATAAAGCAATTTCTAATCAATGCAATTCCGCCCAGTGTCTTCGCTACATCGCCAAAGTCAAACTTGTTCCCGTAGCCGGCGGGCATTTCAATCCCAGTATTGCGAACTAGATTGTTAAAGACATTCTCGATCTTATCGTAAAGCTTTTTTCTGTGCCATGAATCGAGCCTCTCCTCCCATTTCGTGTTCCACGCAGATAGATCGTCATCGGTGAGAGTTCTCTCTTGATATGCCTTGCGCAGGTGCTTGAACTCGTTGCCCTGACAAATGGAAAGAGGATTTGATTTAAGGTAAGTTCTAAAGAGCTTGAATATAAACTCCTCCAAGCATGCATACATATTGCAGAAAGCCCATGCGGCAAGCATGGGAATAGAGCCTGAATGTACTTCGGATGCGCTTGGCCCATCCCAAATGCGTACATATGTTTGAGAGGGCCCACTTCCATCTAGCGCGTTCCTAAAGCCCGTAACAGCAAAGTGCTTCCCGCAGTCTATCCATTCACTTGACTTATATCTATCCGCAGCCACATGGAGGCCATTCACGGTGACGGCCCATCTTAGGAATATACTATGAAAGACGCCTCCAAAGTCCATTGTTATTGAATTAGCTTCCTTAACCCACAGCTTGGCTGGATCATCGCAGTCAAAATCAAGCCATTTGACGGGCCTTTGTGTATTATAGTCCGGCGCCATTATCGAGACCATTCTTCTCTCGATAAGATTCAATTCAGACCAAGAAGTTCTTTCGCTTCCCATTCTAGCAATCCTGCTGATCAAAGAGTTTATTTCCAGCAAGCCTAGCGCTCCAAGCCAGATGCGCGGGCAGGGATCTCGGTATATAAACCAGCCATTGCTCCCGCTTTCTGAATTTGGATGTTTGAGGGTCCTGGGATAGTTGGCTTTACTGACGAAGTCTTTTTCTTGCGAGTTTTGTCACTTCTGTCCTCAGCTCAGTAAGCTCCTTGATGCCAAGCAACTCTCTCAAAGAATCGGTAATTGAGGCTACCGCAGCAGCTGAGCCCTCGTTCTCCTTGCCAGATTCCGTGATCTTGCCAAATGCGCTGTACACATCATCAACAATTTTGCTGCGTTGCGAACCAGGTTGAACGAGCGGCAACACGTGCGACCCTGCTCCAATCTGTCGTAGTGCAGATTCAATCGGGAAGAGCTTCTCTTCTATCTCTCTAGTCAGCCACGCGGTATGCCGATCGCGAATATCTCTAAGTCTATTTGCGTGGTCTAAGGCTTTGACATTGGGGCCATCAGCCCAGAGCTCAAAGACTGCTTTGTTGACCGCTTCAAGATATTCTTCGCAAAATTCTACGTGCTTGTCATAAGCTACGCTAGCCATATGCGATGCAGGCAGAAACGCAAAATCTTGTTGTCTCGCCTGGAGCTCGACTTGCCTCTCGTGAGCCCTTTCGTCTTTCCAAAGTTTATAGACTATTGAAAAGAGAGCAGTGGCACCAGGAACAGCGAAAAGAGCCTTGCTCGCCTTGTCGATAGTGATATTGGATGCACTCCATGCTGATATGACGAAAACAAGGCCAGCCGCAGCGTAAAACGAGGAGGCGTTGTGAGTAATGTTACACATCCAGCGGCCAATGGATCGGCGTCGCTTTCCGAATACTTGCATCATCCAAAGTGGTGCAGTCGTTCTAAAAGCACTCTATCGCGTCTTATTGGATGCCTTGACCGCTATATGGGCGAACCCTCGCTAAGAGATTGTTCGCCCCTTCGTGGTCCGCATAAGAAGGCATCCTTCTTGATCTGGCCGATCCGCTTGTCCGGATGAGCTGACTGAAGCCATGCGGATGGTGCACAGCCCTGCCCGCAGCAAATTATGGACTCTGGCAATGGCTCTGACCCCATCAGTAGCCAGTGCCAACCATCCGCCGCAGCAGGACAACAACCCCCCGTAGACCCACCTTCCCTTCAGAGACGCAGCCCAAATTCCATTCTCAGCCCCCATGGCTGGAGCACCCCACCCTCTCAGGCCTGCGGGACCGCCTGCAGCTGGTTTACGACTGCTGGACCCTGCTGGAGCTTCCTGACGGCACCAGCCGCCGGCCGGTGTATCTGACTCGCGGCATAGAAGAACCCGAGACCTGCTACATCAAGCGATTAGAAGCCGCCCGCCCCACCGGCTTCTACCGCGATGCCCTGCGAACCTACGCGGGGATGCTGTCGCGGTTGGCCTGGCAGGAGTTGCCCAACTCGCTGAGCCGGGTGGCCACCGATGTGGACGGTCAGGGCACGGACCTGGGGGTGTTCCTGTTCCTGGCGGACCTGCTCACCCTCCGCGATGGTGGCTGCCTGATCCTGCAGCTGCCGCCCCAGCACCGCTGGCCATCAGAAGGCGACCGTCTTGAGGCCATCGCCAAGGGAGACAGGCTCTCCCTACCCCGCCTGCAGCTGGTGCCCCGTGGTGACTTACTCAACTGGCGCCTGTCCACCGATACCGCCAGTGCGGCTCCGGCGTCGGGCCCGGTGGAGATCGTCTGGCGCGAACCGCGCCGCCAGGCCCTGCCGCCGCGGTTCGCCAGCGGCAACGCCGCGGTGCCCACCGTGGTGCTCGACGCCCACGGCGGCCTGGTACCCGATCCGGCGGCCTGGTTGTACCGCAGCCTCTCGGTCACCGATGACGGCCTAGTGCTGCGCAGCTGGCAGGCCAACCCCAACCCCGGTGCCGTCGATGGCTACGACGTGGTGCCGGTGGGGGAGCCGGAGCTGATGCCCCAGCGCTTTGACCTACCGGCCCTCTGGTACTCGGTGGATGGCACCGCCTTTGGGGAGGGCGATCTGCCCCACCTGGGCCTGGCGCATCAGTACCTCAATCACTACCGCTGCCGGAGCGAATACGAAGACCTTCTCTCCCGCACCGCCCTGCCAGTGGGCGTGCGCACGGGCCTGGTGGATGCCTACGGCTTCCGCCGAAGCGACGGTGCCCTCGGCTCTGGGGCTGCCACCGCCGGCGCAGAGGGCCAGCGGCCCCAGCGGCTGGTGCTCTCGACCTCCTCCTTCATGGACCTGCCCGAGGGCGCCAAGTTCCAGTGGGTCGAGATCGAAGCGCGTTCGCTGGCGGAGCACCGGGCCTATCTGCAGCAGCTGGAAGAAGCCATGCGCCGCGACGCCCTGATCCCAGCCGGCGGCCACGGCCCTGCCCGCACAGAGCTGGAGATTTCCCTGACTGCCGGCCAAAGCTTTGCGGTGCTGCAGTCGCTTGCGGGCCAGAAGAGCTCGATGCTCAGCACCCTGCTACGCCAGTGGACCCGCCTCACCGGCGAAAAGCTGGCGGATGCACCTGCCTGCAGCGTTGAGATCTGCCCAATGGTGCCGCCGCAACCGCCGCGCAAACCCCAGCCCTCAGTGCAGGAGTGGCTGGTTCTGCATGAGCGGGGGCTGATCGATGGGGCCGAGCTGCGCCAGCAGCTGGGCTTCGATGCTGCAGAGGCTTCCTGAAGGCTTAAAAGGCGGACTAACATGACGTAAGTCCGCCCTTGCGATGCTGCTCGCCATGGCTGTCACCCCTTACCGCGTCACCCCCGCCCGGATTGGCAACTCCTCCGGTTTGCGGCTGCCTGCTGCCTTTTATCGGGACCATCCCCAGTTCGCCGGTGCTGCAGGTCAGGTGGAGGTGCTTAGCGATGACACCCTGCTCCTGCGCCTGGAGTCAACAGAGCAGCAGGACAGCGAGGCGGAAGAGGAGGGCCTGATGCTGGGGCTTTTCCTCGACTTCCTCAGCCGTCAGGCCCTGTCAGCTGAAGGTGGTCCGGTGCCCTACACCGAGGCCATGGCCGCAGAAGACGAGGAGCTGCTGGCTGGCGTGACTGTCGACGCTGCGGATCAAACGGGCGGAGCATGAGTCCGTCGTTGGTGCGTCACGGTTGGGAGATCACCTTCCAGCCCCAACTGTTCGCCAGGCAATACGCCGAGCTCAAAGCCGAGGTGAAGCGGCTCAAGCAAGAGCTTGCCCCCCAGGCCTTTGTTCAGCACCCCCAGGTGAAGCTGCTGGCGGCGGTGATGGAGGGGATCAAGGAGCGGATCGCTGCCGATCCATACGCCAGCCGCTTTGCTCTTACGGGCCCCCTGCGCCGCTATGGCCGCCTCAAGGGCCTGGGACTGCCCGATCGCTACCGCCTGTTCTTCCGCCCCTTTGAAGCAGACGGCCGGCGCCTGCTGCTGATCCTCTGGCTGGGTTTCCCCCGCAAGGACGGCGACCGCAACGACTGCTACGCAGTGTTCACGCGGATGGTTCAGCGCGGCGAGCTGCCGGAGGACTGGGAGAGCCTGCAGCGTGAGCTCGACGCCGGCTGAGGGCGCAATGCCTGGCAAGGGAGGACATGACCCAGTCCTCCCCACCTATCTGCACCTGGCGGCCTGGTGACACCGAGGCCCTGCGCATTGCCCTCTCCATCCCGGTGACCAGTGCTGCGCTGGCGGCCCTGAACCGGGAGATGGCTCTGCTGCAGACCCACTACCCAACCGGGGTGTGCACCGCCCAGGGCCACCTCGATGCCATCACGGCGCTGAATGAGCAGCTGGCCACACTGACGCCGGCGGAGGTGAACACCCCAGTGCGCAGCAGGCGTAAGGGTGTGGCTGGCGGAGTGGTGCCCAACCCGCTGCCGCTGAGCAAGTTGGCGGTGGTGGAGTACGCCACCGAGCTGCTGCTGGAAGAGACCGAAACCGAGTGGGACCCCGGGGGGCCGTCGCCGGCGGTGGTGCTGGAGCGGCAACGCAGCCAGCACATCGGCCAGCTGGCCCTGCTGCTGCCGCGGCTGCAGAACTGGCGCCAGTGCAACACCGACCCCTTCCGGGGCCTGATGCAACGGGGTTGAGCGGTGGAGCAGCCCCTCTCGCCGCTGAACCAGGGCCTCAACCCCCTGCGTAGTGCTCCACTGTGGGGCCAGCTGGTGTCTCTGCCTGCAGCTGCCCCAACGACCGACAGCCGGGAGGCCAAGCCCGCGGCTGCTCCCCTGTGGCTGGCGCTGCAGCCCTACGCCAATGCCCGCCTCTGCCTGTTTGAGGTGGACCGGCCCGAGAGCCGCAATCCGGTTCCCATCCGCCGGCATGTGATCGACTGCTTCCTGGAGCAGCAGGGGATCGTTAGCGGCTACAACGACACCGCCCTCACCGACCCGGGCGATGTGCTGCTGCGCGGCTACCTCTGCCGGGCGGCGATCCTTCCGGTGAGCACCAGCAACACCTTCGACTGGCTGGCGGCCGAGCTGAACTGGGCAACCCCTGGCTTCCGCGACGAGGCACCGCTGCCCTGGGCCCCAGACCTGCTGGGCACAGTGCAAGCCCCCTGCCAGGGGGTGATGTGGCTGGGGGACCTGGCCCAGCTCTCGCCCCAGGGCGGACTGCCATCAGGAGGGCGGGCCCAGTTCGCCGGTTGCCTGGTGCAGCACTTCGGGGCGGACTACGGCCCCGGTGGCATCGGCCTGCTGGTGCAGCCGCTGCTGGGGGAAGCGATCCAACTGGTGCTCAGGCCCCACAGCGTGCTGGTGCTGAGGGATGGCGACACCTTGACCCTGATCGCTGAGCGCTACGGCACCACCGTGGCCACCTTGCGGCGACTCAACCCCCAGCTGGAGAGCACCCAGACGATCACCGCAGTCGAGGGTGATTCGTTGGCGGTGCTGGCCGGCCGCCATGGCACCACGGAAAGCAAGCTGCGCAGCCTCAACCCGGTGCTGCAGCAGAGCGAGCCGTACCTCACCGGTGAGGGCGAGACCTTGAGCAGCGTGGCGGCGGAGCAGAAACTCACCCTCTCCCTTCTCCGCCAGTTCAATCCGGAACTGGCCAGCTGGCCCAGCGAGGAACCGCTGCCGGCTGGCACCACCCTGCTGCTGCCGGTCTATCGCTCCACCACGCCCATTCCTGCATGGACGCAACTGCTGGTGCCGGGGTACCTGCCCTCCACGCCGCTGCCAGCGGGGGAGTGGATCTATCTGCCAGTCCGGCGCTCGGTGCCAACAGCAGATGAGCTGCCTGATCAGGCGAGCTGATGGTGAGTGCTGTGCTTTAGGCGGCCTCCAGGCCTAGGTGCTCCACGTAGGGCTGGAAGTCTCGATCGCTGAACAGCAGCGGCAGGTTGGCTTCGATGCAGGCGGTGGCGATGATCCCGTCGATCGTTTTGCGCACCGTGATTCCCTTACGCCGCAGCTGCCGGTAGTGTTCCGCCGCCTTCCAGCCGTTGTTGCCGCCCAGCATCGGCAGCAGGGCCAGGGAACGGAACAGCTGGCGAGCGGTGGCCACATCCCGCTCGGTGCGGAAGCCCTGCATCACCTCCACCAGGATCAGGTCGCCGATGGCCAGCGGTGTCACCCCGAGCAGCCCATCCAGCCGCTCCACCTCTGGGGTGCTCGCCCCATTGAAGAAGTCGATCCAGACGGAGGAATCGACAACAATCACGGCTGCTGTCCAGGCGCTTCCGGCTGCGCATCCAGGCGCAGGGCTTCTAAATCTCCTTCCCAGCTGAGGCGCCCCCGGAAGGCGCGGATCCCGGCCTGCTGCTGCAGCTTGACCAGGGTGCGTAGTCCCAGCTCGACGGCTTCCCGCTTGCTGCGGGCACCACTGGCCTGCATGGCCTGCTTCATCAGGGCGTCGTCGATGACGATGTTGGTGCGCATGCCATCTCTGGTCGGATGTGTAAAGCCTAGGCGCGTCATACACATCCAGGTTGGCTGGTAACAGGGAGTGCGAGCGCAGCCCGGATGGGGCGCCCGCAGCACCACAGCCGTGATGGGTGATGCCCTCCTCCTTCTTCTCAGACCCCGCTGCGCTCTGGCAGCGCCAACCCCAGATCCAACAGCAGCCCAACCAGGGCCCCGCAGGTTCGATGGCTCCACCAGCCGGTGAGCTTGATCCCCTCGATGGCGATGACGACGAGGCAACCGGTGGCTTGGCCCCGAGTGGTGATGACGATCTACTCGACCACCCCGGCACCGCTGAGCCGGGCACTGGTGCTGGTGGCAGCGACGGCGATGAGCCACCCACAGCCACCACCGGTAGTGCTGACCCGCTGCGAGCCGAACGGCGCCGCAGTAACCAGCTGGAGAAAGAACTGCGCAAGGCCCGCGCCCAGCTGGCGCGTTTCTCCGAGATCAATCCCGACGAATACGCCCGCCTGCAGGACGCCGAGCGCAAGCGCGAGGAGTTCGAGCGCCAGGTAGCCGATCGCGAACGCCAGCTCAACGAGGCCAACCTGCGGCGGGTGCGCAGCGTGGAAAAGGAGCGGGATGAGGCCCGCTCCCAGATGCTCAACCTGCGCAAGGAGCGGCTGATGGAGCGCCTGTTCCTGGAGGCCGAGGGCCGTGTAGGCGGTGATGAACGGGGGACGTTCTTTGACACCTTCGTGACGCTGTGCGGCAGCCACTTCCAGCTGGGGGATGTGGATGGCCGCGAGCGGCTGCTGCCGATGGACGGCAAGGGCCAGCCCCTCACCGTCGACGGGGTGGCCTTGAGCGACGGGGACTACATGGAGGAGCTGCGCCGCCACCCGGTGTACAGCTTCCTGTTCCAGCAGCGCAGCGGGCTGTATTCCGCGGCTGTGCCGGAGAGCAACCATGAGCACGGCGGAGCCGTGAACCTGCAGACCCTGAGTACCGCCGAGCTGTACCTGGAGGCTGTGAAGGGCACCACGCCCAGGGCTGCTGCACCGCGGCGCTGATTCATCTCGCCGGTGGAGCGATGGCCTGGTATCTGGTGTTCTGGCGCAACCGCTCCACCGCGACGGTGGTGCCGGCCGCCAGCGCCAGCCAGGCCCGCTCCCGTGCCCAGTGCAAGCAGAAGAAGGGGTATGGGGCGATCGTGACCGCCCGTCGGGCCAATGCCCAGGACAGCCGGCTGATCCGCAAGGGCGTGTGGGTCAGGCGGCGGCGGGATGGCTCCAGCCCCCAGTTCGGTAATGCTCGCGCCAAGGTTCGGGCTCGGCGGCAGCGCAGTCGTTATCGGCGGTGGCTGGGCGCTCATGGCTGATGCGGCCATCGAGCTTGCGGTCCATATCGATCAAAAGGCTGAACCAGTCGCGGCATTGACCGCAACGTGAAGCTTCGCGGACCTGCACGAGAGGCTGTACATGTTCGCCTGAGCGCGGTATGGCATATTTTATTTCAACCAAATTGCATAATCGAGCTTGCCTAAGTAGTTCGAGATATTGGCAATCGCAATTGCTTGCCCTACGCTCGTGAGATTGAAGGAGAAAAGCTGTTCTTTGTCGAACTGATCAAGAAGTGCTGCGAATGATGGCGCTTGCGCTGCAATGGACGACTTGAACGCTGCGGCGTCTGGGATATTAAAGTAACTGTAGCTATTTGTACGCAATGCTTCGTATATGTCGCCACCCAAGATGCTATTTATTGAGCAGGCGCCCGTGTACTGAATATGGTGCTTCTGTGATTCGGAGAGATTGAAGCCAGAAGCAGAAAGCTTCAGCACAATTGCTCCGCAGGGCTCAAGCGCGGCAACACTGGAAAGACCGTGAATCGTGATCGATTTAACAAAGTGGACAAAGGAGAGCAACGCAATCTGAGATGGCGTCAGCTTAGGAATGACATTAACGGCCTCTGAAATAACGATATCTTTGTAGTCTGAAGACTGCTTAGAAACCCGCTCAGCAATCAACGTTGTTAGAAGGATAGGGTTGGCTGCGGCACCCTTGCGAGCACTTGCTTGGACCGCATCATTTATTGCTGCTTGAACATCTGATTCTCTGAATTTCTCAAATGCAATTGATGCAGCATCGTTAACAATGCGGCTCTCTAGCTGTGCGGCGAAATCTCGGACGTGCTGCTCAGCAGCCTGCCTAGCCTCTTCCCGGAGTTGGGGAAAATTACTGCGCAGAAAGAGGGTGCATAGCTCTTTAACCTCTGAGACGGAGAGGCCATGGTAGTGAACGTCACCGCCCGCCTGAATCGCGGTAGAGCCACCTTCTACTTTCTGATCTTGTTTGTCACTCAACATTGCCGTTACCCTTGCATCCCCCCATCTTTTCAATCCTAACGTTTCCGCCAGCTTGTATGCCGATAGAGCCAGACGAGATCTTTTGAGATTGCTTAGCGCCTGGGTCAGCGGGTGCCTTCTTTGGAAGAAACGAAGAGAGAAAAGTCGCAAGGGTCGTGATTGTCGCCAGCCCGGAGTCGAACGCTGGTCGGTAAGCCAGCCATGCAATCGAAACGAGAAGAGCCGCAAGAGATACAAGTCGGATAGTAGAGCGCATGAGATTCTTGGCACCCGACTATAATTGGGTGGATCTTCGCGAAGCAATAGCCGGGCTCGCCCTGGTCCGTATAAGAGCCCGAAGTCACTACCCCTAGCAGTGTAGGCCCGCTGCGCTCCAGTGACTCTGCAGGAGGGGGCCTTTGGTCTTATTGGTCTTCACAGGATCCAGATAAGACCGGAGGGAGGCAGGGCAGAAGGGTCTGACTTGGCTCCAGCCCTTCTCCAAATCCATGCAGATCATGCATGGATTTGGTCGTCTCCAAGTAGCTGCTTCCAGCTGCGTCTCGCGGGAAAGCCAAGGCGGCCGTCTGGGACGCCCCGCTCATGAGCGGGCAGCTGCCTTGGATTTCTTATCAATCGAATGAGTGGCCATGCTTACTCGCCTTGCTGAGGGAAGTACTCCACCGCTACTCGTTACGCGGCCTTCTCAACGCCCCCGCTTAATCACCCGGACCGCCTGCAGCGCCTTCATTTCCTCGGCGGCCATGGTGGCGGCCCGCTTGAGCCGGGCGGGATCCCGGCGGATCTCTTCTGCCTGCCGCAGGGTGCGCAGGTCGCTCTCGGCCCGCCAGCGGGCTTCCTCCTGGGCCAGCTTGCGCCGCTCCACCGCACTGATGCCCGGCAGTTGAGGAGCGGGGCTCGCGGTGCTGCTGCGTCCTGCTTGGTGCCTTGGTTTTCTGGTGCTGCTTTTGCCGGTGCCGCTCTTGCGGGTGCGGGTGCGGGTGGCCATGGCCTTGCTGGGCTGATGCCGCCTCTTGCCAGGCCTGCTGCAACAGCCCGGCCACCCGATGGCAGCCGGGCCTGAGCCCTTGGGCTCAGCAGACCGAGACGGTGCAGCCGGGGGTGCCCTGCAGCTTGCGGGCAAAGGCGAATGCCTTCTCAGCGGGGATCAGCCGCATCTTTTTGACGGGCTTGCCGCGCCGGCCCATGAACTCGACCTCACAGGGTGTGGAGCCGAGCTTGCGGACACCGGGCTCATAGCGGTGAATCAGGAGCAGGCGGACTTCGCAGACGGGGCCTTGGGGAGTGGCCATGGCTGGGGTGGAGCGGAGAACACCGACCAGACGCCCCGCAGGCGTAGGGCTGGCCAGGGGCGAGCCCTGCGAGCCTCGGGTCAGCCCTGGCCAGCGCAAGCCGGAGGGGCATGCTGCGGAGGGGTTTCGCTCCGCCCGGCCAGCCACGTCCCACGGGCATGGATGCAACTCCGTGCTGAACGCTCACCGCGCTCGAGCAGTGGAGCTGCTCCGCTAACCCTGGGATCGAGACACAAGCAGGGGGCCACAGCGGCAGCCCCCAACCCATGGCGCTCAGGCCATCTGCAGCTTCTGCACAGACAGTGGCTGGCGCTGCAGCTCGATCTCACAGCGCTGCATCAGCTCCTGCTGGGCCAAGAGCCGCTCATCCAGCTCATCGACCCGGGCCAGACACTGCTGGATGGCCGGCAGCACTTCCTCCTCCAGCAGGGTGATTTCCTCTTCTCCATAGGGCTGCTCGATCCAGGTGCGGCGCAGCGGTAGCCCACGACGACGCAGCAGGATCTCCTCCACCGAGCGCAGCGTGGATGCGAGCAGCAGGAACGGATCCTCTTCTGGCCTGCAGAAGGGTGAGGCGGCAGCAGAGAACCCAGTGGACTGGATGGCCATGGTGATCGGCGCCAGGAGTGGCGCAGCGACGGAACCGATCCCAGCGGAGGCGCGGCCGCAGGACGGGCCTCAGACTGGAGAGGCCCGGAGCAAGCCCTCCTCGCGGAACCAGTCGCTACCTGTCCATCCGCGTCAGTGCGGCTCCGCCCAGCAGCGCCAACAGCAGGTTTAGGGTGGAATCAAAGCCGCCCTGCAGCTGCTCCAGCGTGCCGGGGCAGATCTGACCGATCGGACGTCCCTCCATGGCCCGCTGGCCGCAGACGCCGGCGGCGAGGGAATAGATCAGCAGCTGGGTGCCGATCACCACCGCCAGGGTCTTGAACACGAACCGCTCGCGGTCGAACGGCGGCTTGGGCGGTTGGGGCTCGGCGTTGGCTTGCATCGCTGCTCCTCCCTGGTGATCAGGCCCCAGCTGGAGGCAGCACCAGCTCACCGTTCTGCAGCAGCCCCCAGATGCGCTGGGCCTCCGCCTGGCGTCGCTCGGTGTGGGGCGTGCCCGGCCTGAAATAGCCCTCGGCTGTTGCCGCTGATCCGGTCCAGTAGGCCGCCGCTGCGGCTGGATCCATGCCGGCAGGGCGGTCTTCAAAGACGCGGGTCCAGCCGATCAACGAGCCCTCGGGCGGATCGTGCAGGCCGGCGTACTCCTCGGCGAAGTACTGCTCCTGCCAGGCGTTACTGTTGGGATCGATCCCTTCAGCGATGGCCTGCCTCCGAGCTGCGTCATAGGCGGTGCGGCGCACGCCCGTGTACTGCATGGCACCGCGGCCAGCACCACTGCCGGCCTCCACGACACCGAGGTTCTCCAGCTCCGGTTCACCGGTCTCGACGACCATGCAGCCGAGGAAACCGCAGGCCTCTTCCGCCGTGAGGGGCTGGATGACGCCCAGGCTGGCCTCGGTGACGGCGCTGCTGCAGAAGAACTCCAGCCAGTGCTGCAGGTTGGCGTGGGCCAGGGATGGCTCCCTAGGGGGACACGCCCCTGGGGCCTGGCCCGCCATCACTTTTTTTCCTGGAACACCCCCACATACACCGTGCCCTGGCGGTAGAGGGGCAGCACCTTGTCGCGCAGATCGGCGTTGTGCAGGCGCACGCAGCCGAGGGTGGGGTGCAAGGGCTGCTGCGGTGCCCAGGCCCCGGGCCAGCCGCAGGCCGAGCCACCGCCGTGGAGCATGATCCCGGCCCGGCCAACCTTCTTCTCCTGGCCCTCCAGCTCCTCCATATCGAAGGAGTACCAGCCGTAGCCCATGGCGGTATCGCTGCAGGGGGAATTGGGGTTCTGCTCGTAGTCCGCGTAGAGCTTCCCGAGCTTGTAGAGACCAGGCGGGGTGTCGGTGTTGGTGCTTGTCCAGTCCGTGTCGGCGCCCTGGCCGCGAGCCAGGCAGGGGATCTTCCACAGGAAGGCCCCGGTGTGGTCGTAGGCCTCCATGTCCTGGTCGCGGTCGTTCACCAGCAGGTAGGTGTCGCCGGGTTGGACTGGTGCCGGCTTCTGCGGGCCGGCCATGCCGTCCTCCTCTGAGCCGCGGGGATCGAGGCCACCGGCTGGAGCAGGCGGCTCTTCGCTGTAGGCGAGCGCCCAGTGGGCCTGCTCATCGAGGATCTCTGCGCCCTTGTCGCTGCTGCTGATGACGGCATGTAGCTCAAGAACGCCCCGCTGCTGCTGGGGCTGGCCTTTGTAGAAGCGGAAGCGATCGGTGAATCGCTCGGCGCTCATCGGGGTGGTCATGGGATGGGGTGCTGACCATCCCCATTGCCAGCCTCGTTACAGCATCGACTGACCGGTTTTGATCTCTTGCTTCACCATGTCTGCGGCGCGAGTTAGGTTCTCAGATGTCGATGCGACCAAGCTCGCTGGTACTGATGGAGCGCAGCGGAATCAGTACCAGTGCAGCGTTTGCTAGCCGGTTTTAACTCCAGCCCTTTTACTCTTTCGCTAGCACCCCTCGTACACCCCCTGCATTTACCTTTCATCCGTAAACCGGCAATTGTGCTATGCACAGAATCCATCCATATCTTGCCATGGCTTCCGGATTTCGGAAAACTCATCTGGGGACAAGCACGCCGCACGCCATTTTTCAACAGCCTCTGCAATGGACAAGTTCCGCGACCTGTAATAGGTCCAGAGCGTCGCCGCCAGAATTGAAGAAATACGCCGGACTTCCAGTTTCTCGTCAAAATTCAGAGCTGGATTGTCGCCATCGTATGCCGTATCGATAAGAAGCCTATTTAGCCGCCTTTGGGTGGCCACCTCTAGAAGTTCGGAGAAACTGTTTGGCGAGTTCTTCAGAATACGGACGATGATCCAAAGCGCTGTGCATATGGAATCTATTGGACACCATGTGAGGTATTGGCTGAGCATTGATCCCGGATCATGTTCCACAGAACACGCAGAAGCATTGTTGCCATCGAGGATAATTCTGGCGATAGCCCTGAGACCATCTCTTTGTATGTTTTCTTGATTCGAAATCAATGCTTCATTGATTCGGCTATAAACGTCCGCCCTCTGATCGGGGTATATGTGAAGACACGCTGCTTCAGCTTCAAGACCAGGCAATTCGAACTCCCGAACTTCCTTAAGAAGTCGACCAAGGGATGTTTTAATTTCGCTAGGTGAATCTGTGCTGAGCTTAGGTCCTATGACATCAGCGAGCAGTTCGAGCATACGGGAAAATCTTGCCCGAAACTCCTCTTGTATGGATGAAAAACCTGCAGGCATATTTTCCTTTTCACTCAGTCTGCCTTTGTCGGCGTCCCACCATTCCAGCACGCGTTGCAGGATCTCGGCGGCATCTTCCGCTGTCCAGATGCTTCCGCTATTGCCGTTCGCACAAATAATCTCGTGAACGATGGAGATGTTTCCGCCCGTTATGCTGACTTCCTTGTCTTGCTTGTTTTTTTGAATCGGAAAAGTCGTGGACATCACATAGTATTTGAAAAGCTGAGCAGGGTCAACGGCCTCGGGGTATGGAAATCTCAAAAACACATATTTATAGAAATCCGTACCATCTGGCAGGCCGTACTGATCAGTTACACGCCAGATGGCTCCTGCGAGGTTCTTGCTTTGGCCGTCGTCGAGCAGCTGTAACTTGTACAGTGTTACAAGGGATGTGAGGGCCCAGCGTCGACGATCTGAGTTGTCCAACGTTGCTTGCCGGAACAAATGGTCTACCAATCCGGGTTGAATTTCCAAGGCTGGGGCACATTCGGGCTTCTGATTGAGCTCGAGCAGCAGGAAGGGGTTCAGGAAGTCATCATTGATCAGCAGATTCAGATCTTCGGGGAAAGGAATTTTTAGCAAGTCTGGAACCAGACTGTATTGCTCCACTTCAGACATAGAGCTTATGAGCCGTTTGCTCAGGTTCTTCACATTCCGATAATTTATTTTGTCGGGTGAAGCATAGATCTCGCTGACAAACTCAAGGACGCAGCGCTTGGTCTCGCCTGAACATTTGCAGCAAAGTCTCGACATGACTTCAGGCAGTAGCTGGGCGAGGCGTACACCGTAACTGTCATTTCGGAAAGCATCGCCCGCGTGGATGTCATCTCGGCATTTATCAAGAGCATCCAAGTAGTTCTGAATGAATTGATCGGCCTCATGGGTAGTAAATCTGTAAACGGACTCGCGGCTAAACAGGCTATTAACAGCCTTCGCATTTCCCAGCCTGACTAGTGTGGCAATAGCCCAAAATGAAGAGTATTTCGAGATGCGTTGGAGGCTTGCCAAAGCGGTTTTCGTTGCCATCGTGTAGCTACCGATGCGATATGGCAAGCCGACCTCTTCGCAGAATCGGAGGAAGGCATAGGCACTAAGTCCCTCTTGGTCGGTACTGCTGAAGTGGCGAGTTTGAGTGATCCGGCCGATATCAAACTCTCTATTCTCGGTAACAGTTTTCTTCTGAGCTGGCGGATTTTTCAGGGTCAACTCGAATAGCTTTATTTCGTTCCATGGATCGCACTTGAACCCCTTCAACTCATTCCAGCGATCATTGAATTGTGCTCTCCTGTCTTGCAGTGTTCCCCATTCACCCTTCCCGAGAGTGGCGGCATCTTGAATGTATTTCCCCAATAGCATCGCATTGCTCTCCAGGGAAACCAGGGTGAGATCTGAAGTACCAACCTTCTGATTTAGTTTTTTTCTGACGTTTTCAAGTGCATCTCTGGAAATTGTTTCCGCCTCACTGAGCAAACCAATTTCAGCAAGTCCAGCAGCACGCTTCGCCATCCAGTAGGGCTGCGCTTCGTTGGGCCGCCAGTTTTCAAGCCGCTGTTTGGCGTTGGGCAGCTCCAGGGTAAAAAGGCTGAAGAGAAAGCCTTCGTAATTCAGAAATTCCTTTTGTTCCGCCGAAAGATTGTCAGGAAGGGTCTCGAGCCTGTTCTCTGCTTCCTTCCATTTATCGAGATATCCCTCCTCCCGATAGAAGCGCAGCATCGCCACCGCGATGGCCAGCCACCCCTGCCGGATGTCATTCCATGGCAGGTCTTCAAATTTCTCTTCCCCGGGGTGGATCCTGCATTTCGCAGGGGAATGTCCGTTTTGAAATGGCCAGTACTTTTCGAGGAGTTTCTCGCAGAACACTGCGATGTTTTTGAAAACCGGCAGCAGGCATCTTTCAAGCCTCCAGATCAGCTCGAAAGCGTATTGAATATCTAACCCAGGAGGTGATTGTTCTGTGCATGGAAGGTAGTCGACCCAGGCGTCCGTATATGCCCACAAATTCTCGCGGTTACCATGTGGCAGGATTAGCCAGCCGGGATAGGCTAGGCGCTGCCGCCGCCATTCTTCCGTGATTTTCTGAACCTCTTCGATGCGATCCGCGCCATGGGCAGGATGCATCGATTTGGGATTATAGGGCCAATCGAGAGCATCCGATTTTTTCGACCTTATATACTCGAAAAACCGACTCAAAGCCTTTTTGTGGTCGTGTTTCTCGATTCCATCGCAGCACGAAAAGTCAACGACAATAATCCCGCGCTGTGCAAGAAGTTGTAACCTGGCGGACGACAGATCAAAGACCCCGACCAGATAGATTTTCTGCGTCTTGTCCTTGCCGAGATTGTCGCGAATCCAGCCGATCCACTCAAGAAAATTCGGGTCGTCTCCAGAAAATCCGATCAGGCAGAAGGTGTTTTCAAGAAGCGCCTGCTGAACGGTATTGACAAAAGGGGCATAGTCATGCGGATAGCGCCGGTAATCCTCTTCGGTGATGATAAAGGGGCGCTCCGAAGGAAAACTGCCGTGGAGCTTCACAATTCTGGGCTTGATTGCGTAAGGGATATCCTCTTTATTGACCACCGGCTCATATCGCCGGGTCACAACCTTGGAGCTGGCCCGTTCAAGTAAGGTATCGTAATTGGTGGTGAATACATCCACCCACGGCAGCTCAAGCAACTCGACATGGAGGCCGGAAGGTTCGATGTTCAGATCCGGGATGTTTGAGCGCAGCAAATTCTCCAGCGCGGGCCGTCCGATGGCCGCCTGAACCTCCTCCGCGAGCCGCAGGACATTCAGATACTTTTGTTTGGCTGCATCAGGACTAACCCCATGCGCCTTTTGATAAAATAGGTTGCCTAGCTGGTTCCAATCGGGAAACCCATTTCCCGCGTTCTTGCTGAAGCCCGCGCCGACCATCACAGCGGCGCGCTCGGCCCATAAGCGTTCCGCGATTTCGTTCAAATAGGGGCGGATTGGATCCGCCACATCGACTTCGGCTTCACTCATTTAGTCTGTCGTTCCACGGCTAACGCCCCAGATCAGAAGCGGGCAGAAAGTATCGCGGTGCAAAGCACCTCCCGCTCCCGTCTTCTGTATCTGGATGTTAGGCACACAATAGCAACACATATTTTATCAAGGGTGCCATTGGCTAGCAGTCTTAGATTCACTGTATGTCCTCTGGTCCGATAGCAAACTGGCAGTCGGCTCCAAGGTGTTCATTCTGAAGAACCCTGGAAAGATCTATCCGTGCATAAGTATAGGGTGACCACTGCATTGAAACAGATGTCTCTTGCATTATGTGCAGCAACGGATGTGCGTCGATGACACCGCTTTCACGGAGCTTCGTCTCCAGGCCATAAACTTGATCGACGACTTGCCGGCCCCTTCGCGTAAGACGAGCCATCCATGACGGCACAACATTTCTATCGTGCCAATCAATCATGCATTCAGACCAAGGAACATCTGCAAGTTGCTGTGCGACCACGAAACGCATGTAATCATATGCGAACTGGAATTCATCTTCGCCGGTGGTTGCAATTTCGGCTCGCGCCTCGGCAATCTTGCAAATAATATCCATGCCAAAATAAAGTGTATTTGCGATGTTCGTAATGCCAGTTGCATAAATGTCGAAGAAAGACATCGCGAATCCGGGCTTGTCTATCCTTCTCTCCATGAGTACATTAATCAGTTCGTCTATATCAAGAAATCTGCCGTTGATCTCGCCAATATTGGCAAACAGGGATCCTCTCGACTTGTCTTCAAGTGTCGAGCGCTTGGGAACGAGAATGGCACTTCTCCCTTCATTCACTGGTGACCTTAGGTACTGACGTGCATCTACCCAGAAAACCAGTCGATTCTCTGGATCACAGAGAAATAGAAGAACGGGAACCGGAAACTGTTCCCAGTACTGACGATGAGCATCTGAAGGATAGTATGCCCAGCTATCATCGGGCCCATCGCGTAGGTATGAAGGGCCGGATTTCACCTGTACAGCGACAATCTGACCAGTTGCCTCGCCTGAGTCATTTATAAACTCGATTTGGCCATCAATACCGACATCTGTCGATGGAGTCTCCCGCCAAACTAGGTTTATCCGCGCGAGAGTCTCCGCCACAATGTTGATCCCTATTCTCTCTTGATGCTGGGTGGGTGGGACTTTTGGAAGGCTCATGGCGAAACGCCTCACTACTCTTTCGGAGAGCCTAACTACTTCTTGGATGGTTCTGAGAACCAGGTGGATCGTCTTGCCAATTTCCGGTAATCAATGTAGGAGCCCCTTCCGTAATCTCAGCAACTCCAGCTCTCACATGACTTTTGAGTCGCTGTGAGCCAAGACTAGCTGTGGTTCTCGGGTCTGCAAACCACCTGTCCAGCCCGCTACACAAGGCGAGAGTCGGAGTGGTCAACGCCAGCGCTTCGGGCCATCAACAGACTCTGTGCCCACAACAGCTGCGGTCGTAGCTCTTGGCCAAGTCTGAGTATTCCCCGCATGGCCTATCTCAGCGCAATAGCCCACCCCCAGCGCAGTGCCACCTGAGCCGATCACGCCCCAAGTTGCTGGCATCCGGGGACCCGCATGGCTACCAAGGAGAGGTGCTGAGCGGGAGGCCCCATCCACTACGCCGTGTTCTTCTGCACGGATCAGGGCTTTGGCATCGAGATGGTCCAGGTCCTCGACGAGGCCCATGCGTTGGAGATCGTTCAGGCCCTCCAGCCCGGCGCCCTTGCTGAGGCTGTGCCGGCTATCTCGATGGAAGACAAGGACAGGCACCGGCTCCTGTGGGATTGGAAGGACGCCCTGGACCAGTCCATGGCCAGTGAGGGAGGGCCAGCGATCCCAAGCCCGCTGGCCCTGGGGTGCTCAGAGCACGATCACCCGGGCAGCTGATCCCCAGATCAGCTGCTGATTGTGCGCCAGCAGCAGGGCCTGCTCCCGCGGCAGCCAGTGGGGAGCAGCGCTGATGTGCCCCTCGCTATCGAGGAACAGGCGGCGCGCTTCCGTGCTGCCCCTGGCAGCCAGACGGAAGGAGACGAGGCGGATGGGGCAGGCCGGGGCAACGGGTGTGGTGGCCATGGAGGTGATGCAGGCAGGACGCGACCACCACGCCCCCAGCGGCGTTGGCCTTCAGGACGAGCAGCCGTGGGGCACCCTGCGGAGCGCCTGCCCTCCAGCCGCCAGCCACCACCCGCCCCCCTGGGCTGACGGTTCTCTGACACGCCGGCCCGGACCTGGCAACAGGAGCTGTTGTCATTGGGGCGAGGCCCCGGGAGCGTGCCCTTGGGCTTGACCTTGATCGAGGCGCAGAAATACGCCCGCCGCGCTGAGCAGCTGGCGGTGCTCAAGACCTTTGCAGAGGGGGAGCTGCTGCGCCGCCTGCCCTTCCGCAACCTCGTGGGCGGCTCGCTGAGCTTCCCGGCGGAGACCAAGCTGCCCCGCGTCGGCTTCCGCGCGGTGAATGAGGGCTACCGCCAGAGCTACGGGGTGATCAACTCCGATTCGGAGTTCGTGCACCTGTTCGGCGGTGATCTGGATGTGGACCGCTCGATCGTGGACCTGCAGGGCCCTGAGGCCCGGGCTGCCCAGACCGAGATGAAGGTGCGCTCAATGCGCCTGACGCTGGAGGCGGCGATCATCAACGGCGACGACACCTTCGATCCGCGGGCCTTCAACGGGCTGAGCAAGCGGCTGGTGCCCGGAGACGACCAGACGGTCGACAACGGCGGCAGCACGCTGAACCTGCTCGCCCTGGAAGCCCTCACCGACAGCGTGATCGGCTACGGCGGCGACAAGGTGCTGATCGCTAGCAAGGCCGCCCGCCGCCAGATCAGCACCGCCTCCCGTCAGGCCGGCGGCGACCTCTACGAGGTGATCGACGGGCGCCACTATTTCGAGGGCGTCGAAATCCTGCTGGTGGAGGAGGACGCCGAGGGCAACGCCGTGCTCGGGTACGACGAACCGGGAGACACCACTTCGATCTACTGCTGCGTGCTCGGCGATGCGGCGGTCTGCGGGCTGCAGGGCCCGTTCGAGGGCCGCTACGGCATCTCGGTTCGGGACTTCGGGGAGGTGCATGACGCGCCGGTGTTCCGAACCCGGGTGGATTGGTACGTGGGCTTTGCCGTCTGCAACCGCAAGGCCGCAGCCCGCCTGTACAACGTCGCGCCCATGCCGCTGGTGGTCTGAACCCATCCCTGAACGCAAGAACGACTCAGCCAAACCCAACACCCCAACCAGGAGCCCCCTGATGACCTCTCAAGCCACCCGGCTGCTCGACGCCCAGACGGTGCTCGTCGGCTGGATCAACCACTCCGCCACCGACTGCTACGAGCACGTGCGCAGCAGCGGCGATGTGGTGAACCTCGGCACCGACCTCGATGCCAGCTCCTCCTTTGTGCTGGTGGCCTCCCACCCCGGCCACAGCGAGGCGGTGACCGTGACCCTTGAGCTGGCGCCACTGCTGGCCGATGGCACGGCAGGCAGCTGGATCACCGCCGCCGCCGTGGCCATCCCCGCTGCTGGCGGGAAGGTGGAGGCGATCATCAGCGGGGCTGCCCTGCTGATCAACCCGGCCGACAGCGAGCTGATCACTCCGCCCTGCCTGCGGCTGGCGCGGGCGGCGGTGTCGCCGGCCACGCCGGTGGGGATGACCGTGGCGCTGACCGCCAACCAGGGGCTGTGAGGTGAGCACGATGGACAACCCTCTCGACACCCTCTCCACCGCAGCCGCCGGCGCTGAGGCCCTGCCGCTGGAGCTGCTGCAGCCCCTCGACAGCAGCAACCCCGCCGCGACACCCGTGCGTCTCTCCGGCCCGGAGCAGCGTCTCACCGTCACCCCGGATCCAGGGGTAGGCGATGCCTCGCTGCTGCCGCCCAGCCAGCTGCTGATCAGCAAGGACGGTGTGACCCGCTCGATCTGGCCGGTGCACCTGGCCGGCTGGCAGGCCCTGGGCTGGGAGCTGCAGCCGGATGCGACCGCGACCGCGCCGGCGCCAGAACCGGAGCCTGAGCAACCAGACCCCGATCCAGAACCAACCCCGGCTGGCGAACCAGAGGCTGAGCCGGCCCTCGAGCTGCCCATTGAGCCGGAATCCCCCGGCACCACAGAACCGGAGCTCCCCACGGAAACCCTCACTGGCAACGACGCCACCAGCGGAGAAGCCCTGCTGGCTGCCGAGCAGCCCGACTTCCAGGCGATGACCAAGGCCCAGATCATCGACTACTGCTCAGCCGTGCACGGCGTGGAGCTCGATGGCAGCCAGACCAAGGCGGAGCTGATCGAGCAGGCCATCGCCCTGGAGGCCCCGGCCAGCGGCACCGCCGCTGAGGATCTCGCCGCCCTGGAACTGGGGGATGCCCTGCTCTGATCCCTGGCCGGGCCTGGCAACAGCTCTGGAGCACTGCCCTGCTGCTGCCGATGGCCACTCCCGATCCGGCTGTGCTGGCGGCCCTGGCGGCTCAGTGCCGCAGCGAGGCACGGCCCCGGGGGCTGATCTTCCTGGGCGAGGCCCAACTGCAGAACGGCTGCAGCCCTGAACCACCCCCAGCCGGCGGCATCTCCGCGGTGGACGCCCTGGCGCCGCTACTCAGTGCTGCCGCAGCCGATGGGCTGGTGGTGCTGGCCCTGGATCTGCGGCTGCTCAGCCCCCTGCCGCCCTGACGCCACCCCCCGCTCCCTCCCTCCGTTCTGAACTGATCGCCATGGCCACCACCACAAACACGCGCGCCCTGCCCCAGCCCACCGACCTGCTGCTGGTGCAGCGCGGCGACACCCCCTACAAGGCCACCGCCGATGCCGTGAAGGCCTACATGCTCACCCCGGCCACGGCGGCGGCGATCGGGGCGATCAAGCCCGGCACCAACCTGTCGGTGGATGCCGACGGCACGCTGCATGCCGCCATCTCCGGTGCCCTCACCTACCGCGGGCCCATCGACCCCACCAGTGCAGAAGCGCCAGCCACGGCAGCGGTGGGCGATGTGTATCTCGCCAGCGCTGGCGGCACCGCCCTGGCGAGCTGGAGCGGCATCGACGGCAAGGAAATCGCCCAGGGAGACCTGCTGCTGTTTGACGGCAGCAGCTGGAGCGCCAATGCCGCCCTCGGCCCCGATGGCGCCGGGGTGGTGGCGGTGCGGGTGAGTGCGCCGCTGAGCGTGGATGCGAGCGACCCCGCCCAACCGCTGCTGGCCGTGGCAGCTGCCACGACGGCAGCGACCGGTGTGGTGCAGCTGGCGGATCTGGAGGCCCTGGAGACCGGCACGCCAGAGCGGGTGGTGGATGCCGCCCAGCTGCAGGCCGCGATGGCCGTGCTCCAGCCAGCCGGCGACTACATGCCGCTCGATCTGAGCACGCTGCCGGCCCTGCCTTGAGGACGGGACAGGCATGACGCTGCAACCCACCGACCTGCTGGCGATCACCCGCGCCAGCGGCCCCGGCGCCGGCACCTACCGGCTGCCTGCAGCGGCCCTGGCCGACCTGGTGGCCCAGCTGCTGCCGCCCCCGCTGCTGCTGGAAACCGCCGTGCGCACAGGCAACACCACCCTGGCCATCGAAGACGCCGGCCGGGTGGTGCCGGTGGCCGCCAGCGCTGCGGGCGTAACCGTGACGGTGCCCAGCGAGGCGAGCGTCGCCTTTGCGATCGGCACGGTGGTGAACGTGTACAACGCCGGCAGTGCGGCGATCACGGTGGCTGGCGCCAGTGGCGTGACCGTGCGCAATGGCGGGCTGGTGGCTGCCCAGCAGGAGGTGTCGCTGCGCAAGCGAGCCGCCAATGAATGGGTGCTGGCCGGGGCTACCACATGAGCCTGAGCCGAAGGGGTCACCTCAACAGCCGCAGGGGCTTCCGGCCAATCCAGGCGACGGGCGGGGTGGTGAGTGAGATCACGGTGGCCGGGGTGCGCTACCGCCTGCACAGCTTCCTGGCGGTGGGGACCCACAGCTTTGTGGTGCTCGACCCCGGCAGCGAGGGCCTAATCGACTACCTGGTGGTGGGCGGCGGCGGCGGGGGTGGTGCTGCCCATGCCGGCGGTGGCGGCGGCGGGGGCGTGGTGATGGCGACGGCGGTGCCGATCAGCGTGGGATCCCACAGCCTGGTCGTCGGAGCTGGAGGGATCGGGCCCTACGGAACGATGCAGGCGGGCAGCGATGGCCAAGCGAGCAGCTTTCTTGGCGAAACCGCACTTGGCGGAGGCGGAGGTGGGTCTTACGCAGCGCAGGCAGGCCGCAAGGGAGGCTCGGGCGGCGGCGGTGGCTACACCACGGCTGGGGGTGCTTCCGTGCAACCGGCTGCCTTACGAGGACAGTCCTACGGGAGAGCAGGGGGCAATAGCGGTGCCAACGGAGGTAGTGGTGGCGGTGGGGCAGGGGAAAACGGGGTAGGCAGCAGCAGCAATCCCAATGGACGCGGTGCCTCTGGTGGCAATGGCGTGCAATGGATCGATGGCCTGTACTACGGCGGGGGCGGCGGCGGATCCTGGAATCAGACCCCAGGGACTGGAGGTGGCCAGGCGCGCGAAAGCGGTCAGACTCCAGCCGTCGGGGGAAATGGAGGCGACGGTGGCACCAACACTGGAGGAGCTGGAGGCGGGGCGCACACCCAGGACATTGCCATCAAGGAAGGCAACGGAGGATCGGGTGTTGTGACAATCGCCTTTGCACTACAACAGCCGTGAATAATTACCACGTGGACTGAGCTGCAGGTGCGGATGCCATGCAAACAACCACATTAATCAATCTGATTTGCTCCGAGTAAAGCCTGCTTTCAGAAATCACACAAGGCACATATTTGACCACCACGAGCCGCTATCCAA